CGGTGCCACAACTAATCTAGGTCGTTTATTATTAAATAAAGAAACACCATTACAAATAACAAACGGCGATGAATCATTCGCAAGTTCAGAAGGACGATTAGCAATAGAAGGCGGAAAAAGAAAATCAAAAAGAAAAACAAGAAAGTCCAAGAAAACAAGAAAAGGCAAAAAGGGCAAAAAGGGCAAAAAGGGAAGAAAATCAAGAAGAAAACATTAATTTAGCAATTATATAATATATTCATTTATTGTATATAATGAGTGCTAATTCTGAATGTGGTAAAGACTCTTATCTATTCGCGCAAAAATTAATTGAAGAAACTAACACAGACACTCAAATGAAGGAAGAGATGAATAAAATTAAAGCTGAATTAGACGAAATGCCATGTGATTTGCCTTCAAAATCACAAAAAGGAGGTGGATATACATTAACCGCAGAACAGCAAGTGACTGCAATTGCGTGGGCGGGCAGACTTTTTACTATTTTAAAGTTGGGCGGGTATTTATATAACATTTCTGATGCTTATTCATTACAGTGCGCGGCGCCTCATTGGGTTGCTGGATATTTTGGGTTGGGGGATGGAGGTTATTGTGCTTCGAAAGCAGCAATCCTGAAAGAAACAATTGTACAATTGACTGTCTTGGAACTGCATGGATTGCCGCAGAAAGTGCGAAAAAGGCGATTACCCCTTCGGGAGGAAAAAGAAAATCAAAAAGAACCAGAAAGTCCAAGAAATCAAGAAAAAGTAAAAAGGGACGAAAGGGGAGAAAATCTAGAAAATCAAGAAGAAATAAATAATTTTCTTGGACAACGAGTATAAATTTTTATACGATTCATATTGTATAAAAACATCATTTCATTATATATAAATGGAAGAGATAGAACAAAAGGATGAAAAACTATTTATTCCAAACGAAAATATTTATAAAGCGCACATATTGGATGAAAATGGCGAAGTAAGTCAGATATTTATATTTTGCGCAGGTCTTCGCTCTTCGGAATATATGACAGACATCTTTAGCAAAATAGAAATTCAATATTATCAGGAAAAGGAAGTTCAACTTATTTTTTCAGATCAATTAATTCACAAAGATGATACTATTCGTTCAATTAAATTTAAATTGATGAATGAATTTTTGGAACTATCGAAGAAAAACAAACATTCTCATCAAGTTTCTATTGAAGAAATGTACATGTTTGGACATCAAGAAAAATATTTAGACATGATTCAATTATATCAAGAAATTATTGATAATGATAAGAAAAAATTAACAAAAGAACGGTTCTTTCAATATGCTACAAATATTTCAACAAATCCATATGATTTAGATGATGGTACTCCCGAAAAAGGAGGATTAAATAATGATGTATTTACTTATGAACAATGGATGAATTTATGCGAATCGGGTCCAAGAGAAATGTTCGTACCGATTGGTATGGAATTTCGCGAATATTACGATTTTTTGTTTCCAAGTAATCCTTACAAAAATCAATTATGGACCGAACCCATCCGATATGAACTTTCAGAAAAAAACCCGCTACTCTCTTTTGAAAAGTCGTTACTTTTAGACTATAGTCCGAAAAATAATATAATGGTGTGTTTAGCAAAAAACGTCTTTGATTATGGAGAAAAAAATAATATGAAAAGCGAATATTTATGTGAATTATACTTTCCCTTTTTGTATAAATTAGGCGTAATATCCAAGAGTTTATTAGACCAACAAAAACTAGAATTGGCAAACGATAGTGAAAAAAAGAATACAAAACAAATGAAGAGAAGTTTTGAAGTATCTCAAATATATCGTGAGGCATTTTGGAGTATCAAAGACAAACAGTCTATGAAATATAACGAACGCGGAATTAGAGAATTTTCTTTTGAATTACAAACCATTCACAATATGAATTTTCCATTAGACTATGTATTTCGTAATTTACATTCGACCAAAGAAATCCCTTTTATAAAATATAATCCTGGGTCTAGAAAAGAAAATATGTATCGTATTTATTCCAATAATATTTCGGTAGATGGTAAAAAAATACCTGTTTTGGAAGAATCTGTAATTATGCGTTTAGTACGCGAAATTGGAAAAGGGCGACAAATATCGTTATATGTTCAAGATAAAATAAATATAATTGTGAATATTCAACCCGACGGGAACATTCGAATCAATGGATCATTAAAAGAATTGTATGATTTGGAATTGCTGAATGAAACATTGAAAACAATGATTCAACCAATCATTACAGAATTGAATAATGTATTACAGCCACTTGGATATAGTTTAAAGAATTTTGAACATATGAAACATGATAATGTAAAAAATGTTCGACTTTCCCATGAATATATTTTACCAATTGAAGTGAAGATGAATTTACAAAAGCAAATGGATTCTATTACGCCCATTTTTGATGTGATTTCAACAGATATATCGAAAGGTGCAAAAATGCGTTTCAAACGTGTGCGAAATTACAAAGAAATGGACGCAAAAGCAGCAATTATACGTGAAATTTATGACCGCAGTGGTAATTCAGACGATGTTATTCAAGGTCTAATGGATAATTTTGATATGACCGAAGAAGAATCTATAATAACGTTTGGTGAATTTCGTTCACAATTTCAGTTATTGAAAAAACAAATTATTGAGAATCCAGGGTTTGAAACAACAATGAAAATGAAACCTTTGAAAAATGAATTAGTTGTTTCGATTAAAGATATTAATTCTACCAAATATCTTTCAGAATTATCATTGTACATTGATGTTATTTTACGAATGAGTCAAAAACCTAAAAGTATTTTGTTACAATCCGCAAAACTAAAGAAAATGAAAATCAAATCATCGGATCTGAAAATACAAGATGATGTAGATACAGTTGTTGTTCCAACCGGGAATTTAACAGAATTATATAAACCAACCGAAGAAGTCAAAGAAGAAGAAGAAGAAGAAGAACATGATGGACAACAGGGAATAGAATTAGATGATGCGGATTATTATCAAGATTTTGATGAAGAAGATTATGCCGTAGATGAAAATGCGGAAGATAATGAAGAAGAAGATGAATATTATGGCGGTGAAAATAGTCCCGAAGAAGAGGAAGAGGAAAAATATAGAGCAAATATTGATGGAATGCCCATAAAAAATCCAAGTCCTTTTTTCCGTCGTATGAGGGATTTAGATCCGACCTTATATGTTACAGAGGAATCCAGTAAATTTCCTTTATATTCGAAAGCATGCCCTTCGGGCGATAGACGCCAACCTGTTATATTAACAAATGAAGAGAAGAAACGTATTGACGAAACGAATCCTGGTTCATATGGACACGCGTTAAATCACGGTTCATCTGATGACAAAAAACATTGGTATATATGTCCAAGATATTGGTGTTTGAAAACCAATTCAAGTATTAGCGAAGAAGACGTGCGCGCTGGTAAATGTGGTTCAGTCATTCCACGTGGTGCGGATCGTGTTCCCAAAGGAGCATACGTATATGAATTTAACAATCCAAAGAATCATATGAAAGATGGAAAATATGTTCAACATGTTCCTGGATTTTTAAAGAAGGATAAGCATCCAGATGGTTTATGTATTCCTTGTTGTTTCGGAAAGGCATGGGATTCAACGGATCAAGTAAAACGCCGAGATGTATGCGAATATGATCCATCTAAAGAAAAAGAGGATAAAAAAGAGGATGAAAAGGAGAATAAACCAGAAGGAAAAAAGAAAGCGTCTAAGAAAAGTGAAACAGAAATGGTTTTACCAAAAACAACGTCTTATATTATTAGCGCGGTGTCTTATCCATTGCCACAAAATAGATGGGGTTTTTTACCATTATCTTTACAATTATTTTTGAAAAGTGATTCTAGTTTATCGGTTGAAATCAAAAACAGTGCGTTAATTCGCGGAGGAGAAAAGTGTTTGTTGAGGTATGGTATTGAAAAATCAGAGAATCAATCCTTTTTAGGGTGTTTGGCATATTTTTATAGTTATAAACAAAATCTGGATTATGTTCCTTCTATTGAAGAAATGCGTTCATTAATAGTTAAGGCAATTGATTTGGACATGTTTGTTCAATATCATAACGGAAATTTAGTGTCTATTTTTAGACCTCAAACCATGTCTGATTTTTCCATTAATATAGAAGATTATGAAGAAATGAATTTTTATAAAACGATTGATTTAAAAGATGATATACAAACGCGTTATTTGGAAGAGACAATCGCATCTTTCATGAATTTCTCCAAATTTCTAAAAAGTGATTCGTCGTCAATTGATCATACCTATTTATGGGATTTCTTTTGTCATCGTAATAAGAATTTACTACAAGATGGAATGAATTTGATTATATTACAAATTAGTGACGATGATATTACAGAACGTGTTCAATTTATATGTCCATCTAACGCGTATTCGTCAATTGAATATGATGAACGTAAAGAGACCGCGCTCATTGTAAAACAGGGTTCATTTTATGAACCAGTTCATTTGTATGAACATAATGAATCAATTGTGGTGTCCAAGACAAACAACATGGTATATTCATTTGAAAAGGGGGATTATTTATCGGTAAACAAGGTATTTGATAAAAACGCACAAATAGTGTACAAATTAAAATCCGGAGAGGCGAAGAAGAATGATATTGTATATAAAAAGGCATTTTTACAATATACTGCCATTCATGAAATTCGGGAAATGTTGAAATTGATTGAATTGAGTCGAAAAAAATATTGTGGACCGTTGTCTTCTATACCACGTAAATATAATTTCAAACGTGGATTGGACGTATTAGAATTAATTCGTATATTGAAACTTCATCATTACCAAGTCCAAGAACAGGTATTGAATTATCGTAATAAAGTGATCGGAATACGAATATTAAAAGAAGAGGGACAATCATTATTATACGTCCCGTGTTTTCCATCCTCCATTCTAAAAGATTATAAAAGTGTCTATATGGATGATTCCAGTATTTGGTTAGATTATCGACAAACGCGTAACCGATTACATGTTATTTCGAACGACACAAATGGAAAAGTCCCATCTAGTCCAGAAATAAAAGTCATTGAAGATGGTTTAATTATTGGCATTATTACAGAAACAAACCAATTTGTACAAATTAATCCTCCCACACAATCAATTGATAATGATGGACTCAAAGAAATAAATCATAGAGGATATTCTTATAGTAAAACAAAATATGAGAGTGCTGAAAAAACATTAACTACTGATACAGAACCAAATATGCGAACAAATGTAATAAAGAAGGTAGATTTAGAAAGTCAGTTTTATTCTATATTCCGAAGTTTGGTTCGTATTCAATTAAATAATTATGAAAATCGTCAATTGCGGAAAACTATCTTGGATATTATGGAAGACGCATATTTATCATACAGATATAAATGGAAGAAAGTCCAAGAATCCTTAAAAAAATTGGTCGGAAATCACATTGATTTTAAAGATATGGGTGAAAATGAATTACGAAATGTAGAAAAAATATTCATGTGTAACGAAAACAATTGTAAAGACGATTCTAAACCTATATATTGCTTAACCACAGATCAAGGAAAATGTATGTCATTATTTCCCAAAAAACATTTACTGAGTAATCTGGACAACGAACCTATTTATTATGGACGTATGGCAGACGAATTAATTCGATATAATCGAACACGATTGTTTATGCTATATCCAAAGACATATATGAATATTACAAATGTAGATTATCATATTGAGGATGAAGAACTATTTTTATTGGAAAATAAATTGAATCGTGAATATTTTCGCGGGTTGATTCCGTACGGTTCGGGAGATTTTAAGCAAAACATTACATATGACAATGCTCAACCGGATGATCATGTAAAATCAACACAAACTTACTCAAATAAGATCTCTTTGTTGGAACAAGACGGTTTATTAGAAAATAAGGTTGACAAAAAAATCGAAAAAAAACTCCAAGATTTCATTATCGATTGTATTGAACGTACAAAACCCAGTGTAGTGGGAAATACAAAAGTTGGTTCATGGAAACGCGTATTTCCAAATACAGCAAAAGAGGTATTTTTTAATAAATCGGTCAATTGTTCTTATATTCCGATGATTTATATTTTTCAAGAAATTTATTTCACCACCATTTCGGTGAAAAACATCAAAACCACCTTGTGGAAAGGTTATAGTGATATTTTCAATAAAGTAGGTATATCCGAAGAAAAGGTAATTTCCATATTAAAAATGCAAGGAAAGCATCAACTTATGAAATCAATATTAACAAAACAATCCAGTTTTGAAAGTATCATTATGAGCGATGATTATTATATAACTGATCTAGATTGGTGGGTGTTTTGTACAACTGCGCAAATGCCTGTAATATTATTTTCTTCCACTACCATGAAATCATTGAGTCCAACATTAACATGGTTGCGTTTAGGCGGACGTGGACGTAAAGGAGAAAAGTTTTTTTACGTGCGAACTCCGCCAGTAGAATCAAATATACCACCTGGGTATCATGTGATTCAAAATAGTTATTCATTTAGTGAATTACAAGAAGATATATTTGTACAAGCAGAACGCGGTGAAGACGAATATAAACCAAATATGGTTACTATTCAAGAATATTTGTCCAAGACACAAACAAAGGTTATTGCTCGCGTCAGGTAAATACACTGTCAAAAATTTGATGTTATATATTATAATGAATAATTTATTTATAATATATGTGTTTTTATTGTTTCTCTTATTTATTCCCAATTTTATCATACAAGTTCCCTATTTTAAGGACAAAATGATTCAATTGGTGGTTCTTGGACTAGTGTTTAGTATATTGGTTGGTGAAGGATATAATTTTTTGTTGAACCAAAAAGATGGATTCACTATAGATATAGATTCTGTAAATGGTGAAAACCCTTTAGCTAAGTTGCTTTCATCTTTCATGAATTCAAAAACTCCCGCAAAAAGGAAAGCAACAAATTATCAAATCAATAACAAAGTGGATTTAAGTGATCCTAGTTTAACGGAAGATGATAGTCAATTACAAGCGTTAAAATCTGAATTAGTAACTCAACAAAACAAAACACCAATTACTGTAGAACAAGTAAATCAAGGAGGAAAGGAAAATATAGGATGGGTATTAAGTCCTATTGTCCAAGACCGAAAATACGAACGAACAAAACAACAGGGTTTATATTGTGGTGCAGATTTTGATACAACTACATCATGTTGCGGACAACCACCAGCAAATATACCAGAAGAATTTGTATGCCCTGAAGTGAGTCCTTATTGTAATGGTTATGTTGCCTTTGAAAAATGGGGTGTGTGTTCGAATGGTAAAATGCCAGTTCAAAAATTACCTGACAAAGAAATAACAATAGAATCAGCACCATCACCAAATTCATAATATACAAGAAAGATTTTTATCAATACATATTATAATGGATTTTTTACTTATAATATATATTTTTGTGTTATTTGTGATATTTTCACCCAATTTTTTGTTTAAAACACATTTTCAAACACATATAATACAATCCTTTGTTCACGCCATCATATTTTCCATCATTTTTTATTTAACATATGTAAAAATCGAATGGAAAGAAAAAGAGGGAGCAACAATTGGAACATACGAAACAAATGTTCATGATAGAACTTATGATATTGACGTGAATAACCAATCTTTAGTCGATTTAAATCCACAAACCAAACAAACTGGTCCAAAAACACTTACTTATAAAAATGACGTAGTGTCCGCGAGTCCAATAAGTAGTCAAACCGAAGAATTAACCAAAATGCCTCCTTATGATTATAGTAAATTCCGCAATTACGATTATGATTCAATGAAAAAGAAATTGTCACTGTTAGAAAGTCATCAACATAGCAATCAATATTATGATTTGGTTCCTAATTTTAAGAGTACGAATCCTGAAATAATGTGCGCGGCAAATTATGGAGAAAATAGAACATGTTGTCGACAACCGGATAATTATGTTCCGGACGAAAATGTATGTGGACCATTAAAACCGTATTGTACAGATTATAAACACAATGTTCAATGGGGGAAATGTGTGGCGAATAATCCTCATCCAAAACCGAATTTAGGAAACAATGTCGATGAAATAATTAAAACTAATATTGTAGCTCCAGATACAGCCAATACTAATGTGGAAATACGAAAAGATGGAAATAATAATATTACTGTTAGTCCTTGCCCAGCACCTCCCGCACCAGCACCTAAATGTGAACCTTCCGAATTTATGGTGGCGGTCGGTAAAGGAACCAATAGTATTGCATGGTCAGAAGATGGAAAGAGTTGGTCTCCAGTAAATAATTCGACTACGATTTTTTCAGATCAAGGGAGAGGAGTAGCGTGGAATGGTTCCATGTGGGTTGCGGTTGGTGCCGGCACCAATAGTATAGCATGGTCAGAAGATGGAAAGAATTGGACTGGATTGGGGTCATCAATATTTGATGATGGAGTAGGTGTCGCATGTAATGGTTCCATATGGGTGGCAGTTGGTGGTATTTACCCAAATATTTCGAATACAATTGCATGGTCAGAAGATGGAAAGAATTGGAATGGATTGGGGTCATCAATATTTGCTGCTGGTGGATTAGGTGTTGCATGGAATGGTTCCATATGGGTGGCAGTTGGTAATGGATCGAATAGAATTGCCTGGTCAGAAGATGGAAAGAATTGGACTAAAGTAACAGATTCGAGTAATGTATTTGGAACAGCGAATGGAGTCGCATGGAATGGTTCTATGTGGGTGGCAGTTGGTGGTAGTTACAACGATAATACAGTTGCATGGTCGGAAGACGGAAAAATTTGGAATAAACCAAATAAATCCCTAATGCAGTATGGCGCAAAAGGTGTTGCATGGAATGGTTCTTTATGGGTTATGGTTGGTCAAGGTAGTGGTAATGGTGAATCAGTTCAGTGGTCAGAAGATGGAGAGAGTTGGAATTGGAATTCATCTAATTTTGCACTTGGAAATGGAGTTGCATGGAATGGAACAATTTGGGGTGCGGTTTCTACTGCTGCGTCGTATCCTCCCGATACCCCGCAAGGCACAATATCATGGAGTGGGGACGGAAAAAGTTGGCGGTCACTCGGGAGGGATATATTTTCAATTGCTGGTTATGCGATTGCCTCCAAAAACGTGCTTCCCTATACTAATAATTGGGCTAATTGTTCATAATTTTATATAAATACATATTATAATGGATCCTCAATTTATAATATATATATTTTTACTATTTTTGTTATTTAATAAGAACCCCTATTTTTCATTACATATTTCCCACAAACAACCATTGTTTAGTGCTCTAATCAATGCGTTTCTATTTACAATGGTGGTTTTTATTATACATGGTTACATTCAACCTATAATAGAGTCAATGATTGTATTTAATGAACCAAATACGAACAATGATTTAGTGAAAAGTTTACAGGAAGACGAAAATGAAAATTGGGTCATTGTTCCCCCACCAATAAAAGAAACACCAATAAAACCTCCACCTAGTTTTCCCACTTTACCTTTACAATGTGGTGCTGATTATGGAAACAATATGGCATGTTGTGGACAACCACCGGCAATAATGCCTTATGAAAATACATGTAAATCAGAAACACCGTATTGTAATGGATATATTGCCAACGAAACATGGGGCACATGTCAAAAAGAAAGACCGGTTATACCAGCAAAACCGAAATTAGTATCACCGCCGCCTGAAAAACCAAAGGTTATTCTCCCTGATCCTATTCCTGAAATTGATGTGGATCCGAAAATATTTACATGTAGAGCAGTAAGTGAATTATTAGATGGAGATGAATATAGTATTATAGGGAGATTTGGAAAATATGTATTATGGAACTTTCACAGCAATACAAGCACCTTAGCACAAGAAAAGATCAAAATAGACAACGCGGGATACTTATTACTTCCAGATGAATCCGTACCATCCGTGGGTGCTACTGAATTTGATGGTTATAATATTGGAACATGTATTCAAAACATAGCAAATAATTATAAAACAAATATCATGCCACAATATCAAGATTCGGGTTCTAATGTACTATATTTCCCATCAGAAAGTAGTTATAGTTTTGCGTATGGAAATAATTCGATTTCAAATATTCAAAATTTAAATTTATTTACGAATTATGGTACCGAATCAGAATTAGGGAGTAATAAATTTATGGTCCTTATTGATCCCAAATTATAAACTCAATAATTTATACATACATATTATAATGGATTTGTTACTTATAATATATATTTTTGTTTTATTTGTAATTTTTTCACCAAATTTTATATTCCAATCCTCTTTTAAAAATCATATGGTCCAAACATTAGTCCATGGATTATTGTTTTCCGTAATATTTTATGTAACCTATTCGAAAATTGGAATGACCGAAAAAGAAGGAGCAACAATTGGAACGTATGAATCAAAACCGAGCAATGTGAAATATGATATCGAAACGCAAAATTCATCTTTAGGAAGTTTGGTGCCCATTGAAAACGAAAGTTTAGATAAAACGAAAACCCTTAACAATCAAGTGATCATAGATGATAAAAATGATCGATCATTAGATAAATTGACCAAATCTCCTCCATATGATTATATTAATTTTCGCAATTACGATTATGAAAATATGAAAAAACGGGTTCAATTATTAGATTCTCACAAACATAGCAATCAATATTATGATTTAGTGCCTACTTTGGGAAAAAAACAAGATGAAATATTGTGTGCGGCAGATCATGGGACAAATACTTCCTGCTGTAGGCAACCACATGCTTATATACCCGATGAAAATGTATGTGGAGCATTAAAACCTCATTGTGTAGATTATATAAACGGACAGCAATGGGGGAAATGCGTGGAAAACGATCCTCATCCTAAACCGAATATAGAAACTGATAAAAAATTCATGGAAAAAATAGTAATAAAGGAAGTAGACAATACAACAACAACGCCTGGAACAGATGTTGTTCCGGGAATGGAAAATGATATTGTAGTAAAAAGTTGTAATGTATAAACCTGCAAGTAGTATTCGTAACGTTATTCAACATGTAAGCAACCAATTATCGAATAGTGGATATTTTATCATCTTATATTATAAGATGATAAAATTGTTGTATATTATGAAGATTCCCAGTATTATGAAGATTCCCAGCATATTGGAGAAGTGTCCGAATTTAATGACTATATTATATATTTTTGCGTTATTTGTTATATTTAGTCCGAATGTAATAATAAAAGCGAACAAACAATATTTGCTTTATAGTATGTGCTTCTCTTTGATATTTTATTTGACATTTGATTTTGTTCAACACAAAGAATTTGAAGGAGCAACATTTAACGCATATGATGTACAAGGGAATAAATACGACATAGATGCGACCAATGTGAATTTAGGAGATGTTCAATTAGATAATGGAATGTCTTCATTAGATCCACAGTCACGTATTATTTATACAGAACCTCCGAAAACGACCGAAAATATATTCACAGATGTTCCTCCCTTATTTAGTAAATATAAACTTGAAAATGATTTGGAAAAAGTGATGGAACATGGTCATGAAGAAAAAGAGCGTTTAACAAATGTATATTGTGCGGCAAATTATGGAACTGGATCAACATGTTGTGGACAACCCGCAGCAGATGTTCCAACCGAAAACCAGTGTCCCAAATATAAACCTATTTGTAGCGGTTATGTTGCGGATAAAAATTGGGGTCAATGCGTTTCGAATGATGATACACTACCAAATATACAATATAAAGGAACGAAAGACAAAGAACTATGTTTGAACAATAACACGAATTGTCCAGCGTGGAAACAATGCTGTCCCGGTGGAAAAGGAAGTACGAAAGAAACAAAATGTGGAACAGATGACTGTCCATTAAATGGAAAACCGTGTCTAGGTACTTGGATGAAAGAAAATTGTCCAAGAACATGTGGTTTATGTGAAGATGGTGGAAAATGGGATGGAGATATTGGAGGAAAATATATAGTTGATAAAAAAGTAGAAATCGGAAATGATAATTTAAATCATTACGCAACTATTCAAAAGTCGAAAGATAATGATACTTATGTTTGGAAAAATGACAATGGTGTCACGTATATATTACAAAGAATCAGCAATACTCATGAATTTCGCGTAGTAGGGGATGAAATGAATGACTGGACAATTGCAAAAGTTCATTTAGATTATAATGACCATGTGAAATATATTATTGGACCAAACAAAGAGATTTTTGTAAAGCAATCGTAAATAACATTATAATGTAGTTATATTATAACTATGAAGAAAGGAGGAGGTATTGGTACAAGTAAACCAAAAAAAGAATCGCCAAAAACAAAAAAGGAAAGGAAGAATGTATCGTTTCCAGATGATCCTGTAACACAAATACACAATCTAAGTCCTCAAGAGAAATTAGAATTTCATAAGAAAAATAAAACGAACAATCACGAACCAAAAACGAGAAAAGAGAAATTGGCAGCAAAACGCGTTAGACAAAAAATACTTGTTGATTTAGAAAATCGAAAATACGAAGAAGAACGAAGACAATATTTGATTGATTTTGCGAATGGAAAAGTGAAAGGTGGTAAAACAAGAAAAAAGAGAAAAAAGCAATAATATTCACAATTTATTATAACAAAATATTATAATAAATGAAATATAAAACATTACTGTATATATTTTGCCTATTTTTATTGTGCATACCTAATTTTTTATATAAAATAACAAATAAAGTGACATTAAGTCACGTAATATTATATGGATTTATATTTAGCACAATTTTGTACGCATCATATGATTTAGTAAATAATGAAAAAGAATCAATGGAAACGAAAGTTGATTTCCAAATAGAAGATTCTAGTAAATTAGTGGGTGCATTAGGATCGTTGTTTGGTTATAACGAAGAACCTCAAATACAAATTAATAACGATTATGGTCAAGGAATTATCTTAGAAGAAGATACGGTACAAACCCCCGCACCATTCGGACCTATAGGACCGATTGATAATGTGGACACTTCCATTTTATCACCAAAACCGAGTGAAGAAGTAATACAACAAACAACCAATGATTACGAAGCCGCCTATAAAAAAATGATGGAACCGCAAACAGAACCTAATTTCAAATTTAAGGCTGACGGGTGTATGGCAAATTATTCTGAACAGACCCCTTGCTGCGGACAACCCGGTGAGACAGTATCATTAAATCGCACTTGTTCAAAATCAAATCCAATTTGTGCGGATTATGTTGCGGAAGATGAATCATGGGGAAAATGTACAAACAATGGCGGAGGAACTGGAAATGGTGCAATTGTATTAGGAAATTATAACATGAAACCATGGTCATTAAATGATACTTGGAAAGACCAAACCTCCAAATGGATTTGGTTCACAAAAAATGCGAACCTGGGAACAAGTTCGAATAGTTGTGCCACATTTCAATATGTATATTATGCGTTTCAACCAGTTGAGATTACTTTGTATATGGCATGTGGACAACATTGTTATTTGATAATTGAAAATAGTAATACACGTAAAACAACAAAAGCAACACAATTGCCAACTACAAATAATGTAGGAATTGCGCATAAACTAACTTTAGAACAAGGTGCGAATAAATTACAATTTCATTGCTACAATACAGGATTTGAAAACAGTCCTTGTGGACTCAATGTTTCGGTATATGATAATAAGGAAGAAATAATGTTTCATAGTGATGATTCTTGGACATGGTTTCAAAGTGCTCCATTAATGGATGCGGTTATATTCGATAGTTCTGTAAGTTATACTCCCGTGGTTGCGTTATGGAATAGAAAACACAAGGGTTTTTTAAAAATGAACTCGAATGGTGAAATGGATGTATTAGATTCTCCAAATAAAAATTTAAATAATAGTTTGGAATGTAGAGGAACTGTATTTTTATATCAAAAGCAACCTGTAAATAACACAATCGGAAATTATACAATTTCGTTATATAATTGCGGACATAATAAATATGTATCAATGAATGAAAATAATGAAATGATCGGTGTTAGTAATTTTTCACAAACGCCCGATGAAGACATCGAAACATGGATGCCGATAAAAGTAACATCTACATCATGTGCCTTTTACAACGCAAAACATTATCCAAATAAATTTTATTTGGGAATTAATAAAAACAATATTATAGGATCAAAAGATGCCGATTTATCTTCGCAATGGGAAATAGTGTATTTGGATGTAATAAAAATAGGTTCAACTCGTCAATTAAATAGTGTCCCTAGTTTTGTAGAACATGTATACAGTTCTCCATTAAATTCTCAAGTCAATTTAAATGATACGTTTACAACAAATTTGAATAATGAGTATTTATACAACAATATCTATAAACAACTACAAATTACACGTACCGATAGTGCGTTTTATGCGCAATGGAAACAAAGTTTATTATTGCCTGGTATAAATAAATTATATTACGAAAAAAAAGCTCCTGAATTTGAAATGGTATTGAAGCGCGCAAATATAAATATAAAACAATTATTAATATATAAAAATACGTATTTTGCGTGTTCGGATAAAGGAGAATTATATATATCGAATGGAACGCAATGGGTATTAGTTGCGAATCCGACTATAACTACCTATGGTACAACAGGTGGAATAGGAGGTAATATGGTAATTGGATCAATGAATAAGCAGGACGTATTATTTTGTGTGGGTCCATTAATTGAAGTATCACCAGACAAAACGACCAAATATGGTGCAATTTATTATCGTTCATTAACAAATATAGCAAGGCGAGGTGAAGAATGGAAATTATATTCAGCACAAACAGATGGTTCCCCAATTACATCCTTTCAGCACATAGTATTTTGTGAAAAGAATAAAACATTATATTCTAATATAAATAGCGATTTCTGCGAACTAACACACAATGGAAAATACATGACAATACAAAAAAATAATAGGAGTCGTCCTACAATAATGTTTACCATGGTTTCTTTAAATTATGATGGGACATATATTGTTGGAATCGATAAAAACTTACATATTTATAAAGATTCCATTGATTTAAGTACAAATGGTTTAGGACCATATGAAATGCTGGCAAACAATACCGAACTTACCAAATTAGTAGTTGTACATAATATTATTTTTGCTCTTCATAAAACAGATGGAAAGATTTATTACGTACCGTTATATGGTGGTATAATTAAGGAATTAAACCGCAAATTAAGTGGAAATTTAATTGATATAGTAGGTTTTAACGACACATTATATTTGGTAGACAATCAAAGTAATGTAGTGAAGACGCAGATTATTTTGAATTAGCATATTTAATAAACAATGATAAAAATAATGTCATATTTTATAGAAATAAAATATGAATATAATCCCGTTTATCTATATTTTTTCATTATATGTATTATTTACTCCAGGAATACTATTTAAGAAAAATAACAGTGTAATAATTAATGCTTTATTATTTGCGATTGTCTTATATTTTACTATGGATTTTGTGAAGCAGAATCAAGAATATATGAGTCAGAACACGGGAGTAGATGTAGATGGATTGAAAGATTTAGTGAATTCTTTAAATGAAGAAATTTATGAAAAAGTTATTAAGGTAGATGTAAAAAATGAATATGTTACTAATCCTGCAACAGATAATAGTGGTATTGTTAAATTATGTGAAGAAAAAATTCAAGATATTGCGAATTATAAGCAACAAATAGAAGATTTAAATACTCAATTAACGTCTTATGCAGGAACAAGAGAACTTATTGCTTCGTTAAAAAACACTGTATCACAATTAGAAGAAAAGAAAGCAGAATTGATGAATCAATTGGACCTAGCAAACGAAACCATTGCCAATCAACAATCGACAATACGCGGAAAAGATGATCAAATTGAAGTATTGGATGAAAGTATTATAAACAAAGACGGTACAATTCAAACCAAAACTGAAACAATAGATCGAAAAAACAATACAATTCAAAGGAAAAATAATACAATTCAAAGGAAAAATAATAAAATTCAAAGGAAAAATAATAGAATTGGCCATTTAAGCGGAACTATAAGTGGAAAAAACAATACAATTAATAGTTTAAATGGAACTGTAAGTGGACAAAATAATACAATCAATAGTTTAAATGGTACAATAAATGGAAAAAATAATACAATTAATAGTTTAAGTGGAACTATAAGTGGAAAAAACAATACAATTAATAGTTTATATGGAACTATAAGTGAGAAAGACAATACAATAAATAGTTTAAATAATAAAATAAATAGGTGTAGTCTAGTTTGGAGTGGGTGGAACTTCTACAGGTGTGATTGGTAATATAGTAAAAAGTAGTTTACACAAATTTGAAGATTTATTTTTCTACTTTGTGTTTATAAATCGATGTTGTCCATTTGAAAGATTCAAAGGTTTAAATGTGTAGTGGTATATATACAAACTATGTCAATAATATTATTTCTTTATATATTTGCGTTATTTGTTTTATTTAGTCCGTCTATATTATTTAAAACACACTTATTACTTCATTCACTATGTTTTGTCTTAATTATGTATTTCACATATGATTTGGTATTACTCATAAGAAAAGAAGATATGAGAGGGTTGGAAACAGAACAAAACGAAATTTATGATCACGAATTGAATGTATCTTTTAGCAATAAACATACAAGTGCACCTAAGAGTAATATTCTGGGACAAATGATGATTGACGCATTTGAGCGTGTTGCCGAAATAAAAACAAACATCAATAAATTAAAAATCATGATAAAAGCGTACAGTGGAACAGATGAAGAACTTGCGGAAATAAAAAAGTTATTTAAAGAAACGACAGGTAAATTGAAACAATTGGAAGAAAAATTGATCAAATTTAATGATATGAAGAAGGAAATTGAAGAATTAACGAATGAAATTAACAGTTTAGAAGTAGAAAAGAAAAAGTTACAAACTGAATTAAATAAATGTAACAACGAAGTTGCAAACGGTCAAACAATCATTAGTAATAACAATACAACTATTGGAAATATCGAAAATCAAATTTCTTCCTCAGTTCAATTAACTGCTCAATTAAATTCAAATATAAGTTCATATAATTCTCAAATACCAGGTAAAACCGATGATATTCGAAATAAAATTTCTACATGCGCATTACAATATTTACAAAATACGGTTTCGTGGTTACAAGAATATATTTAGATATAATCTTTTTTCATCTTTATGTATATATAACAATGAAATTAAATATAAGATCGATAAATATTTATGTTTTAATAATATGTCTATTAATTTTCATAGTATTATGTTCGAGTAAAACATATTTGAAAGAAAATCTACAAAATATAACTCATGAACAACCTATTATTTCAGTTGCGGCAACTGGTGTAAATAATGCGGTGGAATTGATTGATTCAACGAAACAAACCGAAATAATGAATGTAGATTACAACAATGTCATTAATCGTTCAGAAGTCAATTATAGTGATGGTAATACATTGATAAATACGTATTCGAAAATATATCCACTGCGTAAAGAGGAAGTTCAATTAGATAATACATTGTCCGAATATAAAGAAGAGCAAGCAGAAATAGATGAATTAAAAGAAAAAATTAACAAAATGGATAAAAAAATAGATGAAATACAAGTAGAAATGAAAACATATAATCAGGTTGAATTAGAATTGCAAGAAGCTGTTGCTAAAAAAGCAGCAGTAAACAATGATATTTCGAATTTACAATCTGAAATAACATTGTGTAAGGCAAAAAACAGAACCAATGGTACAAAAATAGAATATCAACTAGACGAAATGACTGAGTTAAAAGGAAGATTAAAAGGAAAACAAGAAATATATGAAACAACATTAAATAATGAACAAACATTGGCAGGTCAATTTAATAATTTACAAAGCAGAATTGATTATTTAAATCAACAACCTTGTTGTGATGGAGAACTCATTACAAATGGATGGATAAATCAAAATGGTTCTACTACCGTAACAAATACGGGTAGTGCAGATATTAATAATTCGAATACCATGAAATCACATGTTATTTTGTGTCCTGGTGATACTATATTGATCAATGGTTGTAGCGCAGTAAACAATTTATCCTATCAACAAAGTACTGGTGGTCCAAATGGAACTGGTGCTACAGACACTTATTCGCGTTTATATAGAGATAATAATGGTTCATATAATGAGGTGGCAGCAAGTGACGATAGTTGTTTCAATCAAGGAGTCCAAGGACATAGTTATGTTGGTCCTTATTATAGTTATACACACCCTTCAAATTTGCCATGTACAAAATATGTTATAACAAATGGTGGATATAGTAATAATACAACCATGCCTCGAGCATATGTTACAATTAATGGACAACCAGTAAATGGTTGCGGTAGACAATAATCCAAACTGATTATTTTCAATAGTAAATATATAATGAAAATAATATCACTGATTTATGTATTTGCGTTATTTATTATATTAGCACCAAATGTATTTATTTCTTATGATAAACAATTTGGCACTCTATTACATTCAACATTATTTATCATAATATTTTATTTTACATATGATGGAGTATTGAAAGAAGGATTTTACGAGCGTGAAATTAACGTAAATGGAATGGGTCATTTAGCAGATCTATTTGGTAAAAATCGCGAAGAACGTGAATCAAATACCGTGATTATTAATAATGAAGTTAGGAAACCAAAACGTGAAATTTCAGGACAAACGGACGCAGATAAATTATTACAAGTTTCGTTCAAGAACATAAATAAAATGCGTGACGAGAATGAATATTTAAACAATACATTAGACGCATATAAAGGACATGATGGAGTAGTTGATAAATTGCGAGAAACAAAAAAAGAAAATAAAGAAACCATAAAACAATTACAAACACAAGTTCAGTCATTAGAAGGAAATGAAGGATCGGTAATAAAATTAAATAGTATTATTCAAGATTTACAATTGAAAAATAGTCAGTTAAATTTACAGTTGGTAAACAATGATTCCATGTAAAATTTTTTCATCATTAAATATA